CCCTCTTCGAGATCAGGGAAAATTCCGTTATCAGGATTCTCCTCCAATTCCTGGTTGAGTAGCTTTTGGAAGTTATACTGACTGATGTCAAACACCATCAGTGTTTCTTTAAGGTCACGCATCCCGATAGGAATTACGATATATAAATTACGTAACGACGAACGCATACTATCTGTCTCCTCACGAGGAGCATTCTCACGCATGCGTTTAGCACGGAATTCACATATCGGGCATTTTTTACCCATCGATGCTAGGCATACGTAACTCTTACGCTCCTGACCCATACCTACACGGTGTATGCGATACGGGCGTTTGTACCAAAGCGTGTCGGGCATGGCACGCCCCGTGGCTTTATCCTGATCGGGATGGTGAGGATCACTGACGGTATACGGTATAAAATCCAAAGTGATTCGTCCCGAAGGTTCGGGAGCAAATACGCTGATATTGTTAGGTAGCAACAGATGCCCATACGATGCAGCAGCACTTTGCTGTCGATGGGCATCACTGACAACCATGTCGCGAAAATTAGTTTTTGTTTTCCCTCGTGTCATTTGTTTTAGTATTAGTGTATTGTGTAATTAAAAAATTATGTAGTTCTTGCAACCACCCTCGCATTTGTCGCCGACTCAGGAAGGTAACAATACCAGGAATAAGCAACATAAGTATGATAATCCCTACGATCAGTCCTATCTTCATGTTATTCCTTACGTTTACGGGTGGGTTGATTTATTATGACATTAGCATTGGCACGGTTGTTATGTTCCGTAACTTCCCATGCTAAATCACGTGGCATCGTAGGTCCAGCAAAATAGCTTCCTGCGTAAAGTTTTACTAAATTCGCTAGTGCATCGCTTCGTACGTCCATGGCCTTTACAGCATTCATCGCCACGTCGTATTCGTATTTAGCCTGAGTCAGTGCCTCGGCAGCGGTACGATAACGTAGTTGCAACAAAATTGTATTTTCGACTACGGACTCCGTAATTTTAGTAATTTCAAACGTTTCGGGAGTGGTGCGTATTTCTTTGTCCAATTCAGCATGTACTAAATCAAGACCTTCCTTTGCCTTATCTAAGGCAAGACGCTTCTGGGTAGCATTACGAGTGTAATTGAAAATCCGTAACGGATGCTCTAACCATTCGACATCTAATGCCGATTCGTTGATTTTTATGTCTTTTTCATAATCCATAGTGTTGTGTATTTAATTATCACGTGTACGATATTTTGGTTCAAGTGGTTCCCACGGTAGAAAATATTTCTTATGTCGTTTATGTTTAATCAATTGATCTTCGAGCCAAGCGATCCATTCTTCGTTGCCTTTTGGATCACGTCCAAATTCTCTACGGAATTCAATCACCAAATCAATATGTGTAGGCCAAATACGAGCCATTCCGTTTTATTTATATATTATACAAAAAATTATTTTAACTTACTCTTTTGAGCCCAGCTCCCATCAACGGGACAAACGTCCATCTCGATTTCGAGCGGAACAATAATCCAATCCCATGCCCGTGGCAGGTCGTCACACGTTACACGATGAATAACTTTAGTAACATACTCCAGTTCGTCGGGATGAACGTCCAAAACTATGGCATCGTGAATCTGTCCGATAAGTCGTGTTTTCCATTGCTCCTCCCTCATTATCCGATCCAGCTGTATAAACGACCACAGTAAACAGTGAAAAGCTGCTCCCTGTACAGGATAATTTACGCAGTCGTTACGACGCATCACTCCCTGACAACGAAAACCCGTGTAAAGATCTATGTAACCGGTACGTTGGTAGGTTTCCCACCACCGACGTTTCCAACGTGCGTATTGCTTAAAACGATTATCCCAAAAGTCACGTTCGATGCGTTCGATGTGTGCAGTAAATTGTTTAAGATTACGGAATCCCACGGCAATCATGTGATCGGCCAACGGAATGTCTCCTAACAGTATACCTTGTCCCTCTTGCCAACGTCCTTGTGGTAATTGCCCCCAATTACAAGCTAGATTTTTAGCACAGTTTACATAATAATCACCGTAAAATTGTGGGAACACAAATCCATTCTTTGCTGCCTTACGGAGTGTCTTATGCTTGTGATCGTCGTAGGCATCGAGCTTAAATATTTGTATAGCCATGTCACGATGCATGTCCGATTCAGGATTGTTAATGTACTTTAACATCGTACGATCCTGATGATAACAGGCAGCTATGTGTACTTCCAAACCTGAATAATCTACTTCCAGTAATTGATGTCCTGGTCGGGGGTACAGTGCATTACGACATATATTCATCGACTCTTCGTCACGGATCGGTATGTTTTGGAAGTTAGGACTATCACTCGAGCTCCGGTACGATATAACATTGTTTAAGCTAAAGAACGGATGAATTACTCCGTTGACCTGTTCATTATAGAAATCGTTAAGTACGTCCCAGAGTTTTTTCAACTTCTTTGTCTCGAGGAGGCGATTGAGTTCTGGAATGTTGAGTTGCTTTAGTGACTCCTTATCGGTCGATCCGGATCCTTTAGCTGTAAGTTTTGTAGGAGTGTATTGTTTGACATCGTATAAGAAATCACGTAGCTGAACATGACTATCGATGTTAACATCGTCCTTATCGGATGCCTTCTGCCATTCCCGATAGAACGGTGTGTCCTTAAATTCATCACGTATCGATGCTATACGTGCTGTCAATTCCGTTTGTGTGCGTTCGATGTACGGTACGTCCACACGTATCCCTACCTGTTCCGCTCGACCTAGTGCAAGTATTCCGTCGTGGAGTAATTGATATGCAGCGTATGATTGGGGACTTATTGTCATTTTACATTGGGAGATAATGAAATATACGTTTTATGCTACCATCTTTTTGACGGATATATTGTATCATTCTTATGTATTTATACTTTCCAATGACTGTTAATGGTAAGTTTTTTCCATTACCGATAAACCTCTTTTTTGGATCTGATTTTCTTCTTTCCCGTCTATTGGGTCCTTCAGGAATGTATGTTTGAAATGCATTTAACACTTTACCATTCTTATCATACTTTTTGATATACGGGATGTTAATAGTTTTTTCCATAATGTTGTTAATTAGCTACTTCTTGTAAGTTTTGTACTATGGTATAACACTCAAACTTTTTCTTAAATTCAGTGTATAAACGATGTGTGCGTTCCGGATCACAATCGTTATACGCTACGTCGTTAAATAATTTTTGCAAAGTAACATAATTTGGATGTGTTATGATCCAATTCTGTACTGCGGATTCAAGAAAAATCATGTCCTGTTCGTAACATTTCTGTTTAGATAGTCCTAATAATGCAAGTAGAATGAAAACGACTCCCATTATACAAAGGACTCCCACGATAAGAATACCTATTACTTTCATTTGATTAATGATTTTAAAATGGTAAAATATTATTTCGTTGCAACTCAGCTAAACGTAACGTGTGTACAGCATCTAAGGCACAATAATGCATCAAACGCTGTGCACCATCGGGCAAGGCTAATAGTTTATCTATTTGATTAAAAGAGTTACTATTGGCTTTGCCTTTAGGTTTTAAATAAGGTTCAATATCCGAGGAGTAATCTGCTACTCCTAAGTGTACGTATGTCAGGAATTTCAGTCCGGTCACTGAACGTCGATTATCCATAACATGAGCCGCCAGCATTGTATCCCATCCCCAACGTCCCACGGTACAACGCAAACGAACCTCGGTCCATGCATTTTCGAACTTCATATTGTGTGCTATCTTTTCGACTGATGGATTTTCCAATGCGTCTGTCAGCGGTCGACGTTCAACTCGACTCTCTGGAATACGGAACACGTAGGCGTGATCTACGGTATCGGCTACTGCTGCACACACTATACGATGCCCCATGGCATGGGGTTTAATACCGGTGGTTTCGTAGTCAAGGGCAAATCGGTTAGTTATTGTTGTTAAGGGAGTAAGATCAGTAAGGACATCGATTTGGGGTTGTACGTACTTTGGAAACGCCACACTTGTCTGACGTATTGCCGTTTCAAGGTCTTCCATCCAAACCGTCTCGATTTCAGTAGCACGTTCCTCGTAAGAACGTTCGACGTAGCTGGGATGAAACGTTGGCACAACCCATGCTCCTAATTGTTGATCCGGGATTGTCCACCCACGCCACTTGGTTATAGTCCCTAAGTCTCGTCGCCAAGTATTACCTATTATGCTGGCGACAGCGGTGTTCCCTAAAAGGACTATGACTTTTGGTTGGTACTCCTCGATGTAACGGAGCACAAAGCGACGACAACATGCTATTTCTTTTGCCGAGGGTGTTCGATTTCCATTATGATCCGTCGGCCGGCAACGGACTGCATTTACGTTTATACAGTCCTCAAATAAATCCACTCCTAAGCGACGATACGCAC